CTGCCTGTTTCTATCGAAATGCAGAAGGCGGTAATTCTTGATGAAAAAGCAGAGGCTAATGTCGATCAGGAAAACGCCTCAGTATTTGAAGGCGAGTTTGAAGAAGTTAGCCAAAGCGCCTAACCCCCTACCCGTTTAACCAAAGGATATAACCATTACTCAGTGCAAGGATGCAAGCAGGAGATAGATATGAATATTGAACAGTTACAGAAACAAATTCATCAGCAAAACAAAGATGCAGGATGGTGGGATAACCCACGCGAAAAAGGAACGTTACTCTGCCTTATTCATTCAGAAATCAGTGAGGCAATGGAGGGAGAGCGTAAGGATTTAATGGACGATCACTTACCACATCGGAAAATGGCAGAGGCTGAGCTTGCTGATGCTGTTATTCGTATTTTGGATTATGCCGAAGCCTTTGGTTATGACATTGAGGGTGCAATAACTGAAAAGCTCGAATACAACAAACATAGAGCAGATCATAAACGGGAAAATAGAGCAAAGGAAGGCGGAAAGCAGTTCTAATTTAACTCGCAGGGATGCAATGAAGAGGAATGAATATGAAATTAACAGGCAAGCAAATTAAAACACTGGATATTGTGAGAGATAAGTTTGGCGCTGGAATTGATGGTAGAACACTTAAGTCTTTTGAGAAAAAAGGTTTAATTAGACAGACAATCATTGGATGGACACTAACAAAATCAGGATTTGATATATTGAATAAGGTGGAGTGATGGATAAATCAAGGCAGCAATTTGAAGCATTTATAAGTAAAGGTGATTACCCTTGGGTAAAAGGTATTATCCCTGTCATGTGGATGGTGTGGGAAGCATCACGCGAGAGTTTGGAAAAAGAACGTGACGAAGCCATTAAGCATTTAATTCTAGTTTTCCAGCAATACGCAAATAATGACCATTTATTTATGTCGGCTGGTGAAGATGCTTGCGAGTTTTTAGATAATTTAGGCTACGGAATTGATACTGGTCGAACTCTTGAATTAACCGAAAAAGGTAAGCAATTAATTGAAGAGGATTGGGAGTAATGAATAAATATAAAGCCGAATTAATTAACGGCAAACCAGTTATTTTATTAAATGGAAATATGATTGAAAAAGGATTCGTTTCATATTCAGATGCAGAAAAAAGAGCTAATAACTTAAATTCTAAATTCAAAGTAGCCAACACATATAAGATTAAACAACCATGCAAATAATCGGATATGTATTGCTCATGCTAATACAGGGTTATGCTGTGCCTGTATCTGAGCAAATATACACACAGCAAGAATGCGAGAGCCGTGCCATGCAGATAATGCAGGTGCGGGATGTTGAGATAGTTTGTGGAGAAATATGGAATGAAAACTAAGAAAAATATCGTTCATTTCGGAAATGTTAGAATATTAAAACAGTCTGACGCCCCTTTAAATATGATGGTGGATAGTTGCATTATGGAGGGTTTTGACCACCTTAACGGGAAAGGATATTCATTACGAAAAAGAATAGCTATAGCGGTACTTGAGTCATTGATTGAAGAGGTAAAATTAAGTGACGAAATTTAAAGTCGGCGATAAGGTTTATATTAAACCGTGGCATATTATAGCAACCATTTATTATGTTGATGACGAAGATTCCGCTATCCCCTACTTGGTCGAGGATGACGATGGTCAAACATCATGGTGGCATGAGGAGGATTTGGAGTTAATCAATGAATAAATACACCGAACTCTCTGATTTCGAGATTAATAAAAAGGTCGCTGACTTAATTGGCGCCACTCCATTTCCATTCGGATCAACAGATTATCGTCGCTCCGCTGTTTCTGGTTGTGAAAGTGCAATAATTATTAGATCACCTCGCAAGGTTGGCTCATTTGATGCCTGCAACAACCCATCCGATGCCATGCCGATTATTATTGAGAATGAAATATCGATGATTAAAAGCTCAGGTGGCTGGATGTGCTGCCATGGTTCAGTTGGTCAGGTTGAGCGTGAAAGCTTATACCGTGGCGCTATGGAACTATTCTTAATGATGAAGGATGCTGAACGTGAAACCAATACTTGATATGTGCTGTGGCTCTCGTATGTTTTATTTTGATAAACAAGATGACCGCGTTTTATTTAATGATATTAGAGCAGAAGAACATATTTTATGTGATGGAAGAATTTTAAATATAACACCTGATGTTATTTCTGATTTTAAAAACCTTCCATTACCAGATAATACTTTTTATCAGGTGCTATTTGACCCTCCTCATTTAATTAGAGTTGGTAAAAATAGTTGGATGTTTAAAAAATACGGTTCGTTAAATAAAGAATCATGGAGAGAAGATTTAAGTAAAGGGTTTAGTGAAGCATTTAGAGTGCTTAGGCCTGGAGGAACATTGCTGTTCAAATGGAATGAAACCCAAATACCTGTTAAACAAATTTTAGCACTAACAGACCAAAAACCAACAGCGGTACAGCGTGTAGGTAAGAACGATAAAACGCACTGGATCTCTTTTCTTAAGGAAGTTAAATGAAAAAATACGACCTTATCTATTGTGATCCTCCGTGGGATTACAAAAATAAAGTTTCAAACGGTGCTGCTAAAAATCATTATCCAACAACCTCCCTCTTCAATTTAACTCATATCCCTATTCATTCTATTGCATCTGATAACGCAGTTCTTGCCATGTGGTATACCGGTAATTTTGTACTCGAGGCTATTAAATTAGCTGAAGCTTGGGATTTTAAAGTTAAAAACATGTTCTGGTTCGCATGGGTTAAATTAAATAAAAATGCAGGAGATAGAATAAATAAAAAACCGCCAGAAGATTTCTTTGACTTTATGGAAATATTAAACAATGAGACAAAGATTAATTGCGGTAATTATACTCGTCAAAATGTCGAAATGTGTTTAATTGCCACAAGAGGAAATGGATTGCCTCGTAAGTCTGCAAGTGTTCGACAAGTTATTTATTCGTGCTTAGGTGAACACAGCGAAAAGCCCAAAGAAGTCCATCATAGGTTAGAGGAATTATACGGATATGTTCCACGACTCGAATTATTCGCTCGTGATAAATACGGTGATTGGGATGTATATGGCGACCAAGCAAAAGAAAGTATTCAATTAATATAGGTGAGTTATGGAAATCAGAATTCATGGTGATGTTAGTGATATAGAAAGAATGGCAATAAATGCAGCTTTAAATATCCACGATAAAAGCAAGAAAGGATTTCGAATAAATCACAGAGTTAAAATTAAAAATACAATTTATAACGTTGAAATAGAAAATTGCCCTAACTCACTCAGAGTAATAATGAGAAATAAAAGGCAAAGACTATGAATGCACAGGCAATGGAAAACGCACGAAGGCAAATAGCAAAGGAATGCTTAATCGAACTCAGAAGCCACGGAATACCCAACGATAAACTAACTACTCAGATCCTAGATAAATACACACCGAAGTTTAAGCCTCTAAATCACATGAATTATCAGGACAAGATGGTCCTATCGTATTACCTAAGGAAATTACAAAAGGAAGAGAAGAATGGATAGAACATTAATGACTAGTGATGAAGTAATGAATAAATTAGGAATCTCATCACGACAAACTTTATGGGATTACGAGCGAAGAAGAAAGTTTCCTCGCCCTATTAGATTGAGACCTAAAGCATACCTGAGAACAGATGTTTATAAGTGGATTAAAAACGGCGGCGCTAGTCAGATAACTCCATAA